AATCGTCCATCATCGGCTCCTTTGCCATAATTGTCTGGGTAAAGGTCTGCATCTTGAGAAGCGTTACCTGCTGAGTCGAAAATAAGTCGCATGGACGAAACCAAGGCTCGATCGTTAGCAAATACCATGTCACCACGGTTTAGGTCCGTTACTTGTGTCAATACCTCACTGTCTCCACCAAAGGTCGTTGACAAATCAGTTGATGCGGTTGCTCCTTGCACAATGTAATCAACACTATGAATTTGCAGCGCTTGACGATCACCAACATCGACATATGACCCAAGGTCAATAACTGCAGATACTCTAGCACCTGCAACAGTGGCGGTCAATCGTTCGGTTAGCGTAAACATTGCAGTTTTCTTTGTAGCCATAATAATCACTTGTTAGGGGTGGAGGGTAGCATGTACCGGTAAATGACGATCCTGACTAGCCTGCTACCCTCCATCACAATCTTAGAGCAAGCGGTTTATAATTTACACCAATGCCCGGATTCCCTATCTTTGCGAGCGTAGCGAGCCCCCGGTGGCAACACGTAAGTTAGTGTCCCCGACACACCCACCCCTTGCAAAAAAGCCATATTATTTAGGGGTGCGCGCGTTTTTTTTCGCTAGATTCATATAACATTATTATTTACAATAACTCGATGGCGAACCAATACAGCATCACCGTGAGCGATGAGTCCGACAGGATTCTGAAAGATTTGAGAAGTAAAGGCTACAAGATGAGCCAACTGATCGATGTGGCAATAAAAACCCTGAATCGAGACGCGTTAATGCGTCTTATTACATATGAACGCATTTTAGACAATAGGTCACGAGTTGATAATGAATGACTCAGGATTACGGATGGCATCGAGAGAAAGCACGACAACAGTGGATAGACAAGTTCCACAATGAACACAATCCATACGACTGTGTTGCAGACATGCACGACGAATATGAGTACATGCTAGACAGCTTTGATAGAGGAGAAATGGAACAAGTCAAGTTTGTGTTTAACCACAAACACGGAACTTGTCTCAAAGTTAAGTGGGAATCTGGTGCATGGTGGGACACGGATCGAGTGCATTTTTACTATTGCGTTATGTTGCCTATGCGTGGCATTGGCATGCTTGAACCTGCAGCTTTGCAAAGGACCAAACCAAAACAACGTAAATTGATGTGGTGGAATGACTGAGCGCGTATGCAGCGTTGTAGGTTGTCATACGCGTTTGTCCAAGTGCGATGGCAGAACGCGTCTAAAATGTGCGCGCTGTTGTAGGTTGCTTAAATCCACAGCCACGCCATTATGGCATAGTCGAGCGCAGTCGTTCCAAAAAGACCCACCACTGTAATAGTTGAAAGAAAGATGTTGAACTTCAACAATCCTTCGATGTTGGTTTCTTTCTTAGTTCGTGCTTCGTCACGTCGCATAAGCCACTCTGCGAACTTTGCAGTTGTTGTTTTCTTTTCTTCAATTGTGTTTTCATTTTCTGTTTCAGTTTCAGTCATAGTTTTCACCCTTCTATTCTGTCCAATGGATCTAGATAAATTAGCAATTCTGCTATATCGATGGCATAAAATGGAATTAAAAACGGATTTGGTGGTGTACGACGAGTAAGGCGACGGACAGGTTTAGGAACACTTGGCAATCTTTCCAGCGCTTCCATACGCGTTGGTTTACGCAATTCAGATGGTATGTAATACGCACCCGGACCATATCTCTCTGGTGTGCCTCGACCTGTTGGCCTAGGTGCTATGGCAAAATCATCAACCAATTGTTTACGCATTTGCACTAGAGTGTAATCATCCTCATCATCAAACATTGTTGTGCGCGTCAACATACTAATCATTATCTGGTTCATTTTGCAGATCGTAACTACGTTTTAGACGCATCATGTAAACATAATCTGGTTCTTCTTGTGCAGCTGCATAAATCAAATGGCGCGCGGGTGGCAATGTCAGAGAAATTGTTGTTTGCCCCCCGGCAAGCACCATTGTAGCAAAAACAATACGATACACATACAATCGATCAGAAGCCGTGGAACCAAGAGAGCCGTGTTGATGCGATGATGTTTGACGAGGGACTGTGAAGTTAAAATCAAGATCAGTCGCAAAGTATTGAGTACGTGCATAGTGTACGTTTTCAAAGTTAAGTTGCTGGTTAGGTGTACCAAACCCAATGCCTTGTATGTATTGTAGGCTTGTAGTAAAATCAACTAAATCAAGTGGTATGGATGTCATAAAATCGTACACTCTAAAATTTGATTCAGCAGCAGCACCAACTAACAAAATTGGACTACCTGTTTGTACTGTCATTGCTTCAAAGAAAATTGTCTTATCCTCAATAGCAAGTCCCGCTAGATCGATATACGATTCTGATACAAAGAATGCATTTGGCGGCACACCCGGTCCTGTTATCATCTCCCAACCGGGCGATTGATTTTCAACTAATGTCCATACTTGTCCATTGGGCGATGTGATTAAACATGCACCATGATCTTTGGCAAGTTGTTTCATTTCATCGACCTCTTTCGTTCAGCAGAACGCTTCCATGAAGAAGCAGCCTGTTTGAATATGGCACTGTGCTTCTTACGCGGATGCTTTTTCTTTAGTTCAGCCATTTTCTTTTTCATGTATTTGTTGTAAGCTGATGGTGCTCGCTTGGCCTTTTTGACTACTTTTTGTACAGTCTTTTTACCTGCAGCCTTTGCAACTTTACGGGCCTCTTGTTTTGCTCCTTCTACAAACAATGCGCGCAACTCATCAAGAGTGCCTTCAACTTTGACCATTTAGATCGCCTCAGTTGTCAGCAGCAGTCGATTGAATAGCAATAGCCATGAAGTCTTTTTGCGATAGTGTCACGATCGATGCATTTACTCGGACCGTGACGTTACAAGATTGCCCACCAGCGAGAGTTGAGACAAGAAGTCCACAATACAACGCGTCGTTAACAACGAATCGTCCATCATCGGCTCCTTTGCCATAATTGTCTGGGTAAAGGTCTGCATCTTGAGAAGCGTTACCTGCTGAGTC